TGGTACGTGTCAGCAGAGATCATGTCGAACCTTGAGCGTTACTTCGACGTTAACGCAACCCGCACCGTGCTGGAAGAGCTCCTGAAGCTGTCGGGCATCGCGGCCATCAAAGAAGATGCGCAGCTGTCAGGTAACGAAATCCTGATTGTGCCACTGACTGCAGGCGTCATTGCTCCGATCGTCGGACAGGCTATCGGTACTGTTGCTGACCCTCGCCCGTTCTACAACAGCGATTACATCTGGCGTACATGGGGTGCGATGGGTCTGATGGTTAAGCAGGACATCAACAACAAGTACTCCGTTATTCACGCTTCGAGCTAAGGAAAAAACATGGCACTCGTAAAGGTATTGGTTTCAAACCTCTTTGCCGGTGCCGGCTTCCAGAAGCTGGAGGCTGGCCAGGTTTATGACGTAGAGGATTCGGTCGCTGAAAAGTGGCTCGCACAGGGTAAAGCCGAAAAGACCACCGAGAAGAAAGGCGAAAAGCTGGCCTTCGAAGTGGCAACACCGTCTGCACCTGTAAGCACTGATACATCGGTGCTGCAATCGAAGCTTGATGACGCGCTTGAACAGGTCAAACAACTGCAGGACGCCGCTGAGAGCAAAGAGAAAGAGCATGTAGCTGCTCTGGAAACAGAAACCAAGCGAGCTGACGAAGCCGAGGCAGCGCTGGCGGCCGCAATCAAAAAGGATAAGTAACCATGGCAGTGCAGATAACAGCAGCGCAGGTTAAACAGCAGTTATCTGCGCTGGGTTACTCCGTCCCGGACTTCATGATTGATGCCTATCTGTGCAAGTTAGGCAGTATCAGCATGTGCCTGGAGGCGGCTGGCTACGATGAATGCGATCTGATGCTTATTCAGGTGTACGCCGTGACGTTGATGGCTATCACCGCATACAGCCAGCGCATCAAATCACAGTCAGCGCCTTCAGGGGCGTCCCGGTCATTCGATTACAGCGGTGATGTGAAGACTATGCGCAACACTCTTGCCGCGCTCGATACGTCTGGCTGTACGTCATCATTGCCGATTGATGTAGGCAGCAGTGTTGGATTCTTTGACGTGGTTGGGGGCTGTTGATGTGGATTCCTGTATCGGAAAGGCTACCCAGGGCATTCAGTCGGGTGTGGGTGAAAACCGATACCGGCGCACAGACTACCGGTTACGTAAACGAGGCTGGCGAGTGGCGGATTAACTGCCCTCGCATCGCTGCTGAAAAGCCCACTGTAATCAGCTGGAGGGGGTAGTGATGATTGTTGAAGATATGGTGGTCAAATGGATGGAAATCAAAAGTGGAAGCACAGTTGAGAAAACAGGATTCCTGAAATCAGGTGATTTCTTTTTCACTGGTGACGGTCTTGACTTCACCTATAAAAGCAATCCTGTGAACCACAAAGGGTTGGCAATGTACCCTGTTTATCGGGAAGGTAATAATGAGCTCGCTGGCTAGCTGGTCATACACCGCACCGTGCACAATCTGGCGCAATCTCGGTATTGATGAGTATGGCGACTCTCTCGGTTGGGCAGCACCCGAAATAATCATGTGTGATTACCAGGGTGGCCTGTCTGCGAGGATTGGCAGTATCGGCTCTGAAATCGTGGTGAAGAATACTTTCTGGTCTGAGTATTCCCAGGCTAAGAAGGGTGATTATCTGCTGATTGGCGAATCGACTGAAGCTGACCCGATCGCAGCGGGCGCTGATGAGGTTATGCAGGCAATTCGCTATGCAGACACCTTTGAGCGTCTGACTGATGATTATGCAATTCTGACGGGGGTCTGATATGGGAGTAAAGGTCCGCGGCATCCGTCAGGCTCAGCAGAACCTCAACGCACTGATTGGAGACATTCAGGGCAGGAAGGCTGTCAGAGCTATTCAAAGCGCGTTAATCATCGGTTCTTCACAGGCGGCGCTGTATACGCCTATAGACACATCCACGCTCATCAACAGCCAGTATCGAGAGCTCGACATCAAAGGCACGAGGGTAACCGGGCGGGTTGGCTACTCAGCAAACTATGCGGTTTATGTTCACGACCCGAATGTGCCGCAGACCTTCCGCCGGGCGACAGCCCAGAAGGAGTTTTTGACCAAAGGCTTCGAGGATACTCGCGACCTCATCGACCGCACCATTAAAAAGGAGATGAGCTTGTGAATCCTCCGATGCATCAGCGCGTTAAAAATCTTCTTATCGGTGCTGGCCTGACTTCCGGATACACGGTTCAGTCACTAATCTGGACTGATACGGGTGACCTGAAGCAGCGGTTCATCGTGTTCCGGCCGAATGGCGGCACTCCGGTAGACAGAGATATCGGCTCCGACCATTACGTGCTTGTTGACCTGATCACCGGCAAGTCTGCAGGGGATTACGCTAAGTCAGAGTCTGACGTGCAGGCCATCATCGACTACGTGCAGCAAAACCCTATCAGCGACACCTGCGTCGGCCAAATCACCAATATGGGTGGCATACCATCACCAATCCCCACGGCAGAGGGGCGTATGGTCTGGCGCCTGCAATTTGCCTGTTCTTACGGCGAATAGACTGTATAATTAAACAGTGGCTAGGCTGATCCCCGAAAGCCCGGTTTCGTCGCCGGGTTGCCACACCAACCAAACGACGAGCAACTTTGACGAGGTTGTAATGCACATCGATAAAGACAAAGAATTACCAATTGAATTCCTGAGTGAATGCTTTTTATATGATGCAAAGACTGGCATTGTCCTATGGAAAAACAGGCCTGAGCGACACTTCAAATCGAAAGCGGCTTACGTTAATTTCAATCGCGACAATGCCGGTAAAGAAGCAGGATCCATTAATAATCGTAAGTATCTTCTCACTAGGTTGATGGGTAAAACCTACATTGTGCATCGCATTGTATGGGCATTGCATTATGGGACTCATCCTGATGGATTTGTTGACCACATCAACGGCGACAGGTCTGACAATAGGATTGATAATCTCCGAGTTGTCAGCAATGAAGAGAACACGAGAAATGCGAAAAAATACGATAACAACACCAGTGGTTTCGTCGGTATCCATAAGCGCAAAGATAACGGCAAGTATTACGCATTTATTAGCAACGGAACCAAAAAGGTCAATCTTGGGCATTACTCAACCTTAGATGAGGCAGTATCAGCCAGGAAATTAGCTGAAATAAAGTACGGATATCACGAGAACCATGGCAGATAGCGATGGTTTAACAAACAAGCCCGCCTAGTGCGGGTTTTTTTATTGCCTAAAGAAAGAGGAATTACACCTATGGCTATCTGCCAGACCGACAACACGAAGCTTTTCGGCAGAGCGATTGTGCTCGAAATTGCTGATGGCTGCGCTGACACCTTGCCGCAAGAGTCCGAATGGATGGCGCTTGCTGCCGGCACCACTAAGTCGTTCGATCTCAGCCCAAACTCGGTCAGCTCTGATGCGGACGATACGAAGGGCTATGTCGAAAACATTGTTACCAATGCCGACCTGACCATTTCATTTGAAGGTGAGGTGCGTCGTAATGACCGTCTTGACCAGTATGGCGTGTACCGGCTGATCAAATACTTCAACACGGAAATCCAAGCCGCTCGCCAGCCTACAGTCTGGATTCGAATGGAGTTTGGGGCAGTAACATTCATCGGGTACATGCTGATCAATGCCTTGAGTTCAGACGGCGGCAGTAATGACATTGTGACGTTCTCTACTGAATTTAAAGTAGCTGACGCATCAACGATTCAGGTTGTTGATACGGATGAAGCGGTTCCCGCTACAGGCGTAACTGTTGCACCTGCGACAACCTCACTCGCCGTTGGCGCTACCCGCCAGTTAACGGCGACTGTCCTTCCTGCTGACGCAACAGATAAATCCGGCACATGGACAACCTCAGATGCTACGAAAGCAACCGTCAGCAGCACCGGACTGGTTACGGGTGTTGCCGCTGGCACCGCGACGATCACATTTAAGTCGAATGACGGTAACTTTACCGGAACTACGGCTGTAACGGTTACTGCTTCGTAACCATTCCAAATGGGCTGGCTTCTTCGGCCCATTGATAATGATTATGGAGACCACATGACGCCGTATAAAGAGATTGGTGAGTGCCTCATCACAGCCGGTGAAAATGAATATTTTTTCCGCCCGTCATTTGCAGCAATGAGCCGAATCGGGGAGCCGCAGGAGATTGTTCAGACCTTCGCCGATCTGCATCACGATGAGCTGACACCTCTGATAGAGCGAGCAACTGACGCATATGGACACGTTCCGGCCTGGCTAATCGAGCACATCCGCAGCTGCAATTACGGAAAGCGAGCGCTTATGGCTGCCATGACTGTGATGCAGTCGTGCTGTGAGGATGATTTGTCTGCTCTTATAGGTGAGTTCCGTCCGGCCAGAGCGAAAGGCAGGCCATTTAAGCGCCGCATGGGCCTGATGGGTGATTTTGAGATGCTGCTAATCGCTCAGTCCCTGATAACACACGGCATCATCGGCAAAGCGAAAGTACGCCAGCTGCAGCGCCATGAAAGCGGTAAGGCGACGACAGAGTTTAATGCGTTCGATTACATTAACGCCGCCAGAAACCACTTTGGCGTCAGTCGTGATGAGGCAGCGCAGTTAAGCATGACGGAATTCCAAATGATGCTTGCAGCTAAATACCCTGACCAGAAGGGATTCACGCGGGAAGAGTACGATCAGGTTGCAGATGACTACCTAGCTAAAAAGGCGAAGAGACTGGCGAAGGAGTCATAACACAAGCTCGATAGTTTTGTTGCTTCCCATTGCGATGCATCCCAGCTAGGATTTATCTCATCTTTTGCTTTGGGGATAGGGATATGAATAAATTATTTTCGTTGTGTTTATGTACATTGCTGTTGCCTTCACTATCGCATGCTGGTGAAAAAATGAAACCAAAGGATATTGAATGGTTGCAAGGAATTCCTGAGGTAAAATCCATAGGTTGTGATGCATACGAAGATAGCTCTTACCCAACAACAGGGCGCGATGGTCTTGAAATAAGCGAGACTTCTTTCAAAGACAAAAGGTTGAATGCTGATAGTAAGGTTATTTGTGATCTATGGGCTAAAACTGATGACCTTAAAATACCCGTATTGCAGGTAACAGAATCCTTTAAGGTAGATGGAGTTAACGTCAACATCTTTCACTCCGACGCGTCAGGAACCATTGGCAGGGATTACAGCGATAAGAGCGCATGGAGTACCGCCTGCAAAACTGACGCGATGACAGATGATGTAACTTGTTACGTAAGCCATAAGAGTTTCTACGTCATCAAAAATAAAACAGGCTACAACGTCCTGGTAGGAAGTAATCATTTCCCGGGAACGGTTGCTTACGTGAGGATCGGCAAACAAAAACCGATATCATCAGGCAAGGATGGCATTTTTTCCTCTGATGATTCATTGAAGATAATCGAGTCAGTAAGTAAGCAAGGCATAGTTTCCACGCGATATACAAAATGGCCTTATGAAACGCCAGTGGATGAAAAACTTGATACCAAATATTTTGAGCAGGCTAAGAAAATCTTAGATCTAATCTTTGATAATCACACCTGAATAAAATAAAAATCACCAAACCTCGCTCAGGCGGGGTTTTTTTACGCCCGGAGA